ACTATAACCGCTGATGACGCTGTTAACGTACCAGCTGTATGGTCCATCATATCTGTGAATAGTTGACCACCTACTACTCTAGCTACTACATCACTACCTGATGTTTCGCCGATAAACATTCTGTCTGAACTAAATGAATAGGCCTGTTCGCCAACCGCTAAGTCATTAGTCGCCGGTGAGCCAGTAGCCAAACTATATTTAGTAATAATTACTGTACCTGACATACTTGTCTCCTAATTAAATTAATTTTCTTGCGATTCATTTGTTTAAAAACTCCCGCCTACTATTGAAAGGTTCGCATGGTCAATATCTCCTAACACCTTAAATGTTGATGTAGCATTATCCCATATAATCATCGAACCATCATCCCTTTGACTTACATCAACATCTGTTAATGATGATAAAGTTGCACTATCACTAATTGTCATATTTCTTGCGACAATCGTTTTACTCTTTATACCACCACTTTGAATAACTCTATTCGCCGTTATTTTTCCTTGTAGTGCCATTACTGTGTTACCCCTGGGTTAATCGTTACTTGTCCTTCGACAACCCTGGTTTTTTCCCCATTACTTGTCTTTGTTATCTCTACATCATATACATACCGACCAGCTTTCATTGCATTTGTTACTGTATTCGATAATGTTAATGTAAGTAAACCTGCAGCAGCATTTGTTACAACAACACCAAAAGCAGTAAATGTACTAGATGTAAATGTCTTTCTTATTTGACCAGCCCCTGTATATCCAGTTAGGTTTGCTATATTTCCAGTTGAATCTTCTACTACTACTTCAGCCGAAAAATCACTTCCTTGGTCAACACTCAAATTTGATAATACTGCCATTTTCCTATATACCTATTTATAAAATTGTTGTTTTTGCTATCTTTATTTATATATTTTCGTTTATTAAACTACTAATCTGTTATTAAACGAACTGCTGTCATATCTTCATCTGTCCAAGCAGGATCATCTACTAAACTTTTTAAGTCATCTGTATTTACTTTTACATGTACATCCCACTCCGCTTGTGACATATTATCTGGTTTTCCAGCATTAATTATACCAACTGATATACCCATTGATGTATAAATATCTGCTATTTCTTCTGCTGTTGCTTCTGCTTTTATTGCCATGTTATGTTCCTAAATACTTTATAGTAAGTGATGAGCTACAGTTTCCAGAAGAACCACCAGAAAGCCCCGTGCCCCACATACCTGAAACTGAATTTCCTACCCAAACACTATATGAACCACCTGTAATTGAATTAGTTTGTGAGCCATGTTGACTTTGACTGAAATTTGTAACAGCAAATCCAGGATTTAAAGCAAAAGACATTGTATTGTCAGCACTACCACAACCACTCATAGAAGCAAACGCTAATGGATGACTATTCCTTATTGTATGCATAAAGCAATTACTACCACCAGAGTTACAAGAACCCCAACCTCCAGAACCTATAGTAGTTCCTGGTGGATACGGGTGTTTTGTCCAAATCTTTGTACCATTAAAGTAAACATGGTCCATATCAGTATTATTTAACTTAACATCATGCACCCCTGTTAATTCAGTACCATTAAAGTAAATTGCGCCAGCCATTTTATGAAGTCGCTATATATAGGTCACCACCAGATACCCACATCTTAGCCATACCTAATACTGTTTGTGAAGCACCAGGTGCATGATTCTGAACAAAAGCTGTTGTAGCAATCTGAGTTGTATCTGTAGAAGCAGCCGCTGTTGGTGCAGTTGGTGTTCCTGTAAATCCAGGACTAGCTGCAATATGAGCACTATCAATTGAACCATCTGTATAGTGTTCACTATCAATAGCATTATCAGCAATTAATGAAGCAACGATTTGATCTGCTGCTATATGCGCTGTGTCGATAGAACCATCTGCGTAATGTTCTGAATTAATTGCATTGTCTGCAATATGATCATTATCTATACTTCCGTCCACATAATGTTCACTATCAATAGAGTTATCAGCAATCTTACCATTAGTTACTGCATCAGCAGCAATCTTACCAGTTGTCACTGATAAATTAGCAAGCTTACCAGTTGTTATTGCTAAATCTGCTATATCAGCCGTAATAACATTTCCTACTCCACGTGTAGTAGCAATACTCACTGAACCTAAATTCGTCATTGTAGCAGAACCTGTTACATCACCCGTTAGTGTAATAGTTGGGTCGTTCACATTAAAGTCAAGAGTTCCGTCACCATCATCATAGGTTACTGCAATACCTGACTCAGTATTACCAGTTACCATTGCACCAACAGTATCTTCTATATATTCTTGAATAGCATCAATATTACCTACAACGTGAGAGTGACCATCATCTGCAATTGCAAAGTCTATATGGTTATTAGTATCATCATATGTTACTGATATTCCACCAGTCTCTGTACCACCAAGCATTGCACCTACCGCATCTTGGAATGACTCACCTTGTTCATGGAATACTGATTTTAAATCTGTTCCACCATAACTTAATGTTGTAGCATTTAAATTACCAGATACATCTACTTTATGAGTTGCGTGTACTGCACCACCAATACCTATTCTTTGGTTTGAATCTACTTTAATCGCTGTACCTGAACCAGTACCTAATGTCAATAATGTTGCAGCACTTAATCCAGCGGTTGAACCACTTAGTCCAGAGCTTGCAGAAATAAGTGTACCAGTCATTGTATCACCGGCTACTGCTACAAATGTTGTTCCTAAGCCTGCAATATTTGTTGTGGCTGTAGTTAATTCACCATGTAATTCAAGAATAGCAGGACCGACAGTTGCTGCGGTTGTTCCCATCGCAGCTGCCGAGATTGTGCCTAACTTTGTATTTATTGTAGCAATATCTGTATCATTGCCTGATATATTGGTTGTTTGAGTTATATCAACTGCACGTTGAGCATTAAGGATAGCAACCAAAGTAGTTTCTGAACCATTATATCCAGATAAGCTTGAGCCTGCTAAGTCAATACCTGCAGTTGCAGCAATAACACCAATATCACTATGGTTTTTATTAACCGCTTCACGTATTGTATCATAAGTACCAGCAGCATCCCATAAAGCTTCAGTACCAATAATTGCTGTATTTGCTTCTACTTCATCATCACGTACATTAAGAGCAGCAACAATTGTAGCTGCACCTGAATCACCAGTAGTTAGAGCATCTAAATCACCAATCGCAGTACCTAGCTCATTGGTCTTAACTCTCCATTGTTCAAATGTATTTGCTGTTGTTACGTTTACTGTATTTGCCATATTATCTCTCTATTAATTGTCATATATGAATCTTTTTAACATATCTTTAATTTCTGATACATCTTTTTCTACTTTATTTAATCTTTCTGCATCGGCTTTATTTTTTGCACGATTAGCAGAATACTGTTCTCCACCACTTGTCATATTTATAACTGCCCCTGACTTTGAGTCTCTCATCATACCGGTATGTCCTTTAATAGGTATCATTATACTTTAAGGGCTATAGCCCTAAGGTCTTGACATTTAGGAACAAAACTTGTACCAGTAGATCTCATCACAATCTTAACTGCAAATATAGTAAATGTTGCAGCAGGTGTAATATCATATGCTGTCTCATCATATGTTGTACCATCTGAGAATGCAACTACACCATTATTACCTGTTGGAGTTGCTGCTACCCAAGATTCTGTATCAAATGTTGCTGCGGTATTACCAGTCTTATAATATAAGTCCACAAATGAACCATTAGGACGATTAATATCTAAATAAACTTTAATTCCATCTGATGTATCATTTAATTCAATTGTCTTTGTTACATACTTCGCTAGATTAGTACCTATAGAAGGTGTTTCTTCAGTATACCCTTGTGGTGAAGTGTCATTTGCAACATCTGTAAATGCTGCTGTTACAGTTAAGGCTGTGTCACTTGTAATAGTAGCAACTGTTCTTTCTTCACCTGTAACTACAATTCTATTACCAACTTGTAATTCAGTAGTAAATGCAGTACCAACACCGGTTACACTTGTAGAAGCTGTAGGATTAATAGAACCGGTTAAAGTTCTATATATTTGATTATCAACCCTATTTGAAATAGTAATTACTGAACATCTTTCTAAATCAATAACTGGTGATAGATAGTCTGAAGTTGTAGTAAATGTGCCATTAAATTCTATTGTCTGTGTTGCACCAGACTTAATTACCTTAGGATATAATGGAGTATAATCTTCATTAACAGTAATTGCTGCTTCGGTTGATGTTATAGTTCCAGCAGATTCTAATGAATCTTTAACTGTCCATGTTTGAGTAGTATTAGGTAATACAACCTGTTGAATAATCGGATGTATTGTATTCCAAGCTAAATGCTGTGTGGCTTGACAAACCGTACCACCACCATTACCAGCTGTAATTGTTCCATGATCTGCTGATGGAATTGTAATAGTATAACTATCTCTTGTTGCAGCAATAATTGTATGTGCGGCATTTAAATTAACTGTAGTAAAACCATTAGTTGCAGTAAAGCCAGCAAGTGTTACTGAATCACCAGCTTTCATACCATGGTCTCTATGAGCTACAGTGAAGGTACTATCAGCACTCGTCGCAGTAGCTACAGTTGTCAATGGATTACTTAGTAATGCACGTGAAGGTAATGCAGCATTTCTAAGTACACAATTCTTTGTATCTGTAGTAAATACAGCTCGGTTCAATGTGAACATTAAATCTTTATTTTGATCAGCAGTCCATGTTGAAGCATTTTGTGATTTAAATAATACTCCATTATATGGTTGTTGTGAAATTCTATTACCATTTTGGTCTTCATCACCAATCTGAGCATAGCGTACGTTATACTTATTTGAATTAGATATAATAACAATTGCATATTCAATACTATCTTGTAAGTATACAGGGGATGCAAATGTAAATGTTGTTGCAGCAGATGTACTTATAGCACTTGGATTAAGTGTTATATCAGAGAATGGAATAATTTTTTGAGTTGGGAAGCCATTTGACATTTCACGTATAGTTACATTTACAGGTATGTTATCATCCTTAGAAGTAAAGTTAAGAGCTATTGAAGTAACAAACGCAGCTTGGTCAAGTAATATAGATTGAGCTAATGGGTCTTCCCAATTAGTTTGTACTTGTCTAGTTTGTAATGTCCGACTATCACCAGTTGTATCTGATACTGAAAGTCTTTGAATTACAGGAGTTCTTGTTGAAATAATAACATTCTCTCTTGTTTCAATTAAGCCTGCAGCATTATAATTTGCTGTAGCTGATGTAGTAGTTACCTCATCATCGTTAGTGGATGATTGAGTTAACTTAAATTCTTTTTGACCTGTTGGGAAATTAAGTGTAGAGTTATTAGGTACTAAGAATGTACCACTTACTGCACCGTTCGCATCAGTTGTTAGGGTAGATGCTGTTCCTGGATGAGCAGTAACTGTATTAATACCTACAAGGGGGTCATATGAATAGCTTCCGCTTTTAACATAAGATGCTACAGAAGTACCATCAAAGAATGCATAGACCTGAGTGGCAGGTTTCATACGAGTTGCTGAAAATTCTACAAGCCTTGTTCTCATAAATGGAACAAAGTTAACTTCTACTATTCTATCACCAGTACTAAATCGTGATGTTTGAACTTCAATAGTTTGTTGAACACCTGTTCTTGTGCGTGTACCAGTTTGAATTAACGCTTGTGTATTGCCACCTACACCTTGCCATGAACTTGAACCACTCCAGTTAGTTGACCATTCACCCCATACAGTACCTACTTGAGGTTCAAGAACAGCTAACATAGCATCAAATTCACCATCATTATTAATAACAACCTCTGGTCTCCTATCAATATCACGCCATTCATCAGTTGAAGGAGTAAGTGACATTGAACCAGTCCAGTTAAATACATCATAAGGGTTAACATTAATTTGACCAGAATACTGAGCTTGTGTTATAATAGCGGCAGATGTATATGGTAATGTTATTAAGTCACCAGTTTTTTGTGTAGTAGAAGCATCCCCACCAGTATTATGATACGCTAGCGAAGCATTACCTTGAGAAAATGGAGGTCTTAATGTACGTTTGTTTATATCAACAGAAGCTCTATATTCTGCTGAAGCAGAATTTGACATTCTAGTATTTGAAAATGCATCTACCATATAACCAGATTTCCATCTTGAATTATAAGGGGATGCTGTATCTAAAATTTGTTTGTTTTGTGCTTCAACTTCTAAAAATGAAAGCACACTATAATATTCTACTTGATTAAGTCGTTTTTCAATCCTACCAATATCACGCATTGTGTATCTACGTTGGTCAATAAAGTCAACAGTTACTTCACCTGGATTTATTGTATATGCAGGAATAGTCATTGTATATAAATGCATTGCATCAGATGGAATATTAGTTGCTTCTGGATAACGTGCTGGAACACCTGGAGAAATACCAAAATTACCTTTAGAATCTAAATAAATTTTATCTATTCTTGGTAAGTAGAACTGAATATCAGTTGAAAATTGTGAAAATCTTACTGGAGCAAATGATGTAGAGTTACCAGTTCCTGTAAAGTTACCACCAGCATCACCAACACGAGGTCTAAAGTCAACTGCAGACCTTAATTCTATATCACCTACTTTAGGAATATCCGCATACGCAATTTGACCAGTATATGAATCAACAGAGAAGAAGTCACCTGATGAATGTGAGAAATATTTATATGTAACAGTAAGTGCTACAGCCGCTGTATAATTAGATGTAGTCTTTAAACTAACTCGTCCTACATCGTAGTGAGTATCTTTTTGACCATTGTCTAATTCAAAATGGGTTGTAACATTAGCAGAACCTACAGTCTCTACAACTGATACTAATTCATGTATATCTGCATGACCAAGTGGTTGTCCTGTACCAGTCCATCCACCTGCTACGCCAGCAGCAAATGCTGAAGATGTATTTGAAGATAATGTTTTAGTCTTATGTGTTAGAGTTCTAACCGTTGGAGCAATTAATCTTACAGTATCTCCTACAGCACCATCACTTTGTCCACCACCTAAATTACCAGTTGTTGGTAAACCAGATATAATTACAACCGGAGCACCTCCTCCAGATGGACTATTATCAATAGCAATATCACCTATTAAAACTTCTTCACCACCATCACCATCATTAGTATCGTTTATTAGAATCCAATTTGTGTTAGATGTTTTAGCACCAAATTGTTCGCCAGTTGCTGCTGCAGTAAATGTTGCAGTACCAGAACCTGATACTGTAGCTGAACCAACTATGCGATTAGTATTATAACTAAAATCATATACTGGGCTACCCGATGTTGCACCATTGAGTGTTTTAATTCTTTCGTATGGTAATTCATATATTAATGAGTCTGGACCAAAGTTATAACTTGCAATAGTCGCAGCAAAAGCTGTACCTGCTGCTGTACCTTCTTTATCATCTAGTTGTGTTGCAACTGCCATACCCGTAGGATAAGATGCTAAATTAAGAACAACTTCAAATATATGTATTCTATATCTTGATGCTGAAGATGCACCATTACCTGAAACACGTTCTATTGAACGAGCTCGGCAAGTACCAATCTCTGCACCACCTGACTCCTCAATACTTATTGTACCAAATGTAGTAATATCAGGTGTGCCAGTCATTGCTGTAACTTCAATATAGTTATTATGAGTTACCTCTGTAAGCTTATCTGAAACAACTTCTGAAGTTCTTGCTCTATCAAAATGTACATTAGTAGTTGCTAATTTTTCTATTTCATAACCTCTTACATAAGCTTTAGAAGGCTCAACAGCAAGAGTTAATTTAGTAGCATCAGGACTTGATACTTGATGTGTTTTAACAAGAGCTTTAAATGGATTTACATAGTAATTACCTGATTCATCAAATGTTCTACGAGCTAGTTCATCTCCAAGATGATTATAATCTGCTGTTCGTGCATTCTTTGTAATAATACCAGCTTCTAATCGAGCTATAAGAACAAAGTTACCTGTTGTTGCATTAACTGCTTGGGTAGATAGTGTTGCTGTAATAGAATATCTATGTGCACCTGGAGCCGAAGCATTAGGTGTACCCGTAGCATTATCATTTAACGATGAATCAGTACCTGAACTGACAAGAGATTCAGTAACAAGTAAACCGATATCATATGATACATTTGTTGCATATTTAGATAATACAATAGTTTTAGCTTTTGCTGTAACAAAATGTTTTTTAATATAATATATACCATCTTCAAGAGATACAATTGAGCCAAAGCCTGTAGGTGTTTTTCCATTAGCATCATTAGAATTAGCAACAGTAGCTGTCTTACTTCCTGTTGCTGTTAATGAAGCATTATTAGCGAATACTGCACCTGAAATATATTGTACAAATAACGTAATAGAGTCATCGCCGCTCGCTAATGTAGCATGAACAACCTTAGCAACATTTGTACCATCAGTATATTCAGTACCAACAATATCTGCAACTAAACTTGTGTTACATGCTGATAGTCTTACATAGTCAATTTTATTATGGAGGTGAACTGCACCAGGTACAACAACTGAACCATCTTTAAATACATGGTCACCATGAGCTGATATTTGATGTTGTAATGATGTTTGTAATTGAGTTAACTCTCTTGCTTGTACAGCCTTACCAGGTCTAAATAATATCTTTTGATATTGTTCTTTAGGACTTAAAGTGTTGCCTGCAGCTACATCTTCAAAATCGTCCCAATATGGTTCTACGTTAAATTGAATTGCCATGTGTCTTTCCTATTAAAATGCGATTACTAATCTTACTGTTTCTACCTGATCTGTTGCTCTTGTGGTTGCTGTTTTATTTTCTAAAAACATAACATCACCTGAATGATGATTAATAAGTGGAACAGCTACTGCTGTAACATCTGTACCTGCACCTGCTGTACCATCCACACGAACATTATCTCCGGAAGCACCTGCTGCTGCACTAAATGTACCAAAGCCAGTAGCTTCATTTTGAATATAATGTATTACACCGCCGGTATGTTCAACCACTAGACCTTTAGCACCTGTTACAGTACCTTCAATAACTTGGTCTACGGTGAATGCATTTCCAGCCACTGTTAATTTCTTAGTTGTATCATATGCACTTGCTTCTGCAACTTGTGCTGCTGTACCCATACCAGAACCACCAGTTCCTACAGTTAAAGCTTTAAACACAGCTCCAACAGTTTGGTCTGTCATACCAGCAGCAATATTATTTGCTGATGTAGTATTGCCTAATGTTAATACTTTATAAAAGTTACCTACAACAAATGAACCGTGGTTAACTGTTTCATTAGCTTTCTCAATTGGATTTTTAATAATAGCTATTTGTCTAAAGTCATTTGCATCAATTATACTACCAGACTCATCACCTGTAAATGCTTTATTAATAGTTACATAGTGTGAACGTAAATCATTAGTAGGATTTTTTCCATATCCACCGGCTGGACCAATTACTGGTCTTACCGCACCACCAGAACCACCACTTACGCTTACTGTAACAGTTGCGTGAGTATAACCTGTACCAGGAGCTGTTATTGTAGTACCTGTAATAACACCTGATGTAAGAGTTGCTGTAGCAGTAGCGCCTGTACCGTCACCTACAATAGTAAGTGTAGGCGTACTTGTATAACCTGTACCACCCGCTGTGATCTTTAAATTATAAATTGCACCATCAATGGCATTAGTTTGTACACTCCATTGATTAACCAATGCTGTATCTGCACCTGCCAATGGAGCTGATTTTAAATTTCTAACTGGAATGAAAGAAGATGTTAAGAATTTTGATACATCAGCTGTAGGAACAGTATACATATATTTCCATACATAACCATCTGCACCTGTAGCATGTACGCCACTAGTTTGTACACCTATTACATCTGGGTTTACTGTACTCGTTGCACCACCTGCCTTAAGACACATATATACATTATTATTATCTGAAATAACAAAGTATACCTTGCCTTCTATATTAGTATCTTGGTCATCATATTCTGCATAAGTTGTACCAGAAACCCATAAGTTTCTTGTTGAACTATGTATAATATCTGTAGCATCTACTCTCTTCATGGCAAACATATTTTCCCATAAAGTATTATTAGTGTAATCATTCTCATATGGAGTTGTTGGAGAGGTGTCATCTGCCCAAGCATTCGGCCTTCCCAGTGCCATATAAAATTGGTTATCTGCAAGACTATCTACGAATTTATTTGTCGTATCTAATCTAAATCTACTGGTTATTATTGCTGCCATGTCTTTTCCTCTATTATGTTATGACGAGTGAATTTGCCCCACCCAATCCGAATTGTAAACCTATATTGTTATTTATACTATCTTGAAGTGTATAATGAGCAAAATCTGAATTTGGACCTAAATATCTGAACTTCATATTGTCCCAATGATTCTGCATACCTATTTTCTTCTTCTCTGAACTACCATTTGCAAAATATGTCCATGTTTTCTCTGTGTAACTTCCAACTTCGTGGAATGAAACTGGCCCTATTTGTTCTTGTGCTAAGTTTAAGTTTATAAAGCCTGCAGGAATTAACCAACCAGGCTGATACTCATTATTCATTGAAGCAAGTAGTTTAACAAAGATTAGAACCTCGCCAAAGAATATAAACCCAGCTGGATGAATCAATCTTGTAAATGCATTCTTCCAATCTGCAATATTCTTACCAGTCTTTAGAACATATGAAAACTGTTGCCAATAGTAAGAGTCCTGTATATATTTTTTATCTGATAAGAAACCATTCGCGGTAGTAAATAAACCTTTAGGATATGTCTTAACCACATCAAGATTTGTTAATGGATTTGTAAATGTTAACTTATATTTTGTTGTTGTATCTGAGTATACTGCCTCAGCATAATCTGTAACTGGAGTCTTATATGTATTATTAACAAATACCACATCGTCATCAAAAAATGCAGCATTACCTGCATCATTATTTCCACTAATTAAATTTGACGATGCTGTTCCTGTTCCTGCTCCAACAGCTGCTGCAGTAAATGTAGTACCTATTGCATAAGTAACTCCACTTGTCCCAGCGGCAGTATTCCATTGAGCTTGAGAAGTACCTGTTAATACTGTTATTTTATATTTAAGTCCAACTACAAATGACCCTGCAGTTGTTGTACCAATTGTAAATGTATTCCAAGGTGTATAGTTAGATTGATTTGCTATAATATCAGCTGATTGGTCTATCCAATCACCATCAGATGGATTTAATAAATCTACAAATGGAAAATATGTTTCAACTTCATCATCATAAATCATTCTAAAGAATGATGTTATAGATTCTGGTGTACCTCTACTTCTATAAAACTCAATAAGATGCTTATAAAACATCCTTGGCTCTGTAGCAAAGTCTCTTGGTACAGCAACACCAATTTCATTTTGGAGTTCTGTAAGAAGATGAGTCTCTACAAAATCAATATCTCTTTGGATATCAAGTGAGTTTAAATAAAACCCAGAGTTATTTTCACGTTCTAAATAAAGAGCATATACTTTAATAAATGCAACAAGATCCGGATACGCAGTTTCTATATGGTCAGGTATTAAATCATCTACATATGATGATACATTATATTTACCTAACCCGCTTGCCATTAGCTACTCACCGTGGTATAATCGATACCAGCAGTTGTACCACCAGTAGCCATTGTATCTATCTCACCAGATATAGTTGCACCTGATGTGTTAATTGTTAGTAATTCATTTCTTGTAGGGGATACGTCAGTAGATGCCGGTTTAACCGTAACATCGATTGTAGTTGAACCTGTAGGAAGTGCTGTAGGATTAAAACTAGTTAGTGTTACTGTACCAGTACTTTCATTTACTGAACCAGCATTTGTATCATATATTAAATCGTCTGCATCAACGATTTGAATAATTCTGCTTTCGGTTGAAGTATCATAGTAATCTTTAAGCATACATTGTACACCACTATATGTAAACAATGTTGATGTCACATAAGAACCAGTTGTACCTGAAGTAGCATCTAAATCTGTAAGAGCTTGATTAAATTTAAGTGAATATGCTGTTGCTGTACCAAGCACTGGTATAACTTTCTTTGTCATTTTAACACGAGTAACATTAGATAGGATAGCAATATTAGTAGCATCTATTTTCTGAACAACATTACTTGCTCTAAATACTCCACCAAATCCTTTTAATATATCTGTATTATATGCCACAAGTGTGCTCCTTATTGAAGTTGAAAGCCCACTCGCTGTAACTGTAGCAAGGTTTGGATTATATTTAAAAAATACTTCTAAGTCTATATACGTATAATCAGGGTCAATTAAGACCGGAGTAATAGACACAACATTTTTAGGTTTAAGAATATTTGTTATAATTGTTTCTTTTTGAGCGGCGGTTAATACGTTAGCTGATAATGGTTTAATACTTACATAGACCTTGCCATAATCAGGTGTGGTATGATCTTCACCACCCCATACATTAACAGCTTCAATATCAGCGAATTCATTTTGAAGAATAGATTTATAATCATCTGGTGTTACTGCACGGTTTTGAGATACGTGGGCAAGAGGTGCATTAAATTTAATTGCTTCTTTAGTTTCTCTTGGCGCACCACCAGTAGCTTTAGTAACAAGGGTTATTGTCTCATCTGTATTACCACCCACTGTTCCAGTCATTGTGAATACTGTAGTACCATTAATATCTGTACCAGCTGCTATTGCAGAATATTCAATCTTAATAGTGTTTCCATTTCCTGGTCTCCTACCAATTATATTATCACCAAATTTAACTTCATAATAACCATCTCGAGTTTCTTCTAAAAAGAACGCTTCACTCAAACCATCTAAATTTACTACATTAGTATTTAGAGTATAAACTTTAGCCGCACTTGTAGAAGCTGCATCTGTCACGGTTACTTTAATCGCTGCTGTGTTTACATTAGTTACAGGAATTAAGTATTGTTCAAATATGTTATCTTGGAATGTATATGTTATACTTCCTAGTGTACCTTGTTCAATTGCAATATTAGAAAATAACCAACCATTTGTTGAATCAAAGGTTATTACAGATGTGGCTGAAGCAAACATCGGATATGTAACACCATCAATAATAGTTTGGAATGTAGTACCTCTATCCATAGTTAATGGAAGTGGATCATTATTTGAATCATGATTCCATAAAGGAGTTGCTGTAGCATCATAATTCATTTTAACATCAACAAAAGCGACTGAAGGAGCAATAGATCTTGGAGTATAACCTAATAGCTTAGCATGAGATACAACTGAAGTTCGTAACTGGGCTGTGTCAAGGAATGTTTCATTCAATGAGAAGTTTGCATTCATTGAATTGATATGTGTTATATATGCTAGTACATCAATAATGGTTGACATCGCAGAGCCATCATAGTTATAATCATTGAAGGTCGTATCAGTATCTTGCATATAAGCAACTATATTTGCCTTTATCTGATCAAAATCTAATTGACTTGCTGAAATTCTGCGTTCTATTGCCATTATCGTAATCTCTCTATTGTGGTTGCTATATCTATTATTTCATTAGTTGATATAACTCTACCGGTTACTGTGATATATACTTCGTTATCTTCACTTCTTGTTTGAACATTTGTATTTAATACTTCTAATCTTGGTTCATAATTTTGTAAAGCAATATTAACACTTGTTCCTATATTGGCTGCTGTAATATTATTCATATTCTCAAATAGATATGCTCTTAAGTTTGCACCAAACTCATAATCAAATGGTCTCTCTCCATGATTTGTTCTAAGTATATTAAGACAACTTTGTATTACTGCAGCATTATCCTTTTTTATTCCAACATCATTAGTATTAGGATTTTGCTTAAAAGTAAAATCTAAATCTTTGTATGTTATTTGTCGTGCTATCTGTGCCATATAATCTATTTATACATTATTCTTCTGGTTCTGGAACTTCTGAGTAACTAGTTGATGGTACTACCTGAACGTCATGTTGATGTGTATGAGTATTAACATTAATTGCATCTGATTGTATCGTTACAGCTGAATCGGTATTAGTTCTTAATGTGTGAGTAACATCTACATTGCCATTTAATATAATTTTCTTACCCGATGGTCCCCATTCTCCAGGCAGAGTTACAGCTTCTACTAGAGTAGGAACTTTTAATGTCATATCACCTGCGCTTGTTATATTAGTTGCTCCAGTAATATCAGCTGTTAAGTTACCAGTAATTGTTGATGACATATTGCCACCAACTTTTGCATTAAGATCTTTAGCTACAGCTAAATCACAATGACCACTTACAATAATTCGAACATTACCATGAACTTCAACTGTATCATGTCCACATACTAATTGATAATTATCTGATACAATTCTTTCAACTTTTGAACCATTAGGTTGAATTTCATATTGAGTACCACTCTTATGTCTTTCCATGATACGCTCTGCTCCAGGAGTATCATCATATTCTTTAATGTGGCCACTCTCTGTTTCCATAACATTATTATATGGATATACCGGTTCATAACAACTTCCTGGTTCATATGTACCAAGAGGTTCACTCTCATGAGGATTTGGTTCACCTCTCACTCTTATATTATTATCAGGAGTACTTATTGTAACAGCTTCGCCGTCTTCTATATCAGTATCATCAGTTATAACATCTGTCTTAGTAGGAAGAGTTCCAACTACTAGAAACTCTTGTTGTGCTATATCTAAAGGTTGACATCCAACTAATGTACCAACTTGTAAATTTACACTTGCACCAAGACCACTTTGAGCAGGAGTATTTGCTGGCATTAAGCACATACTCCATCCAAGATCATTTGTTGCTATATTATCATGAAGATGGTATACCTTTACTTTAACTCTTCCAGTCTTTTTTGGGTCATCAATATCTACTACAGTTCCAAATAACATTATGGCCTCTCTCTTATTAATGACATATCTTGCATATAATCAAATCCATTACCTTTATGAGTAAATATATGATTAACATCAGCAATTATATAACTTCCGTCTGAGATTGTATGTGATTTATTTGCACCACCTTGTTCAACTATTATAGAATTACCAGCTCCAACAACCGGTATTGGTACTAGGCCAGTAACCTTTAAAAAATTATTAGCTATTCTTTTTTTCTGATTTACTGATGCAACATCTGAAGGATTAGTAGTATTTGCAAATAATGGTTTTAAAGTATAACTACCAATAACAGGAATCTTTGCCTTAATTCTCTTTATTTCTAAGTCTACGTTTTTCTTTAATCGTGCATAGTTTCTTCCTTTTACTGTAAGACCTGTTGGATCTCTATCTACGTAATATTTTGCAATTCCCCATAATCCATTTTCAGTATCTTCAATACCCAATCTAGGATGGCGATTGATACTACCGCCAGTAAAACTAGCTCCAGATATGAATTCTTTGCCTTCACCAATTAACTTTAATCGATGTTTATCTGGATAATCTGTTGCATCGCTATGGTACCAATATATATTATGATAATTAGGATGCATCCATAATTGTGGAACGGCTACCCCTTGTCCTGCTATTGAAGGTTGGGTAGTATTATCATATAAACCACCAGATGTTTTAAGTACTGTTATTTCACCTTCTGATTTTTCTATAGATTCATTTTTTTTGACTTTAGTTTTATCTAATTCAATTTGATTAATTTTATTTCCCCATTCTCCTTCTCTTATTTTATCAACCCAATCTCTATTATATTCAACTCTAAATAATTTAGCTGTTCCTACAAGATTTCCAAATCCACTATTATCTAAATCACATTTATCTAAAACAATATTTCTAATTTTAAAATGACTACCATCTGTATTCTCAAAAAAGTCTTTAGACATATCTCCTAAAGAAGACATTCGTGTTTTTCCTGAATCATGAACTCTTTGAAATAAATAAAACCCTGAATTATTTTGATCAACTGCAGCACTTACTACATTATTTACAGCATCTATTGCTTTAATATTTGGCACAATATATTTACCTCCAGTAACTGCTGGAGTAAAAACCCTTAAAGTTTTACTAGTTCCACTAAAAACTGTTGCCCATATCTTTTTAATAATAGTATGACTTGAACCTGAATATACACTACAAATATCAACTATTTTTAATGCATGTTCGGCAATAGAAATTAAATGTATAACAAATTCTTTACCTGTTTTTTCTACTTTCATATCACTAATACCATTCATCCAAAATGTATTTTTGCATTCTATTCCAAGATATGTAAAGTTAATATCAATAGGTAATAATTGATTATGAGCTCCAATTATTTGGTCATACCAATTAATACCATCATTAATTTGAATATTTCCTTGTACAAATCCTTCTATGCTTTCAAATAGAGTTAGACCAGTAACTAAGTTACTAATATTATTTGGTCCAACTTTAACATCTAATGATTTTATTAACATTATCCACTCATTGCATTTACAAACTGAGCAGCAACGGTTCCTATATGTGCCGGTTTAATTACTTTTATATTTCTATTTTGTTCAGTTACCGCCGACTCATAATCGATATATGTATAAGGAAGTGTTCCAGCTGCACGTCGTATTACCCATTCGCCAGTTGAAGCATCTGTATGATGATGAGGTGCATAAGCTTGTGATTTAATAAAATTACATGCTACATTATCTTGGGAATCAACACCACTTACTGTCTCACCAGCTACAGAAAATGTACCTGTAGTTTTTTCTATAACAATATAACCTGCATTAACATGTATTTCTTTTATAATACCTGTTGCATTTGATATAGAACCAGTAACAGTTTCACCAAGTATGAATTTATTATTTAAATCATCACTAGTATCGCCTGCAAGGTATTGATATTTCTCTGTACAATACTCTACTAACTGAGAATATTTCATTGGCCAATCATCCCATATATTTTTTATTTGTGGATTAAGTAATAGAAATGTCCAATGATAAGTTTCAACATTATATAATCTTTTAGATAAAAGATCAGGTCTCTCTCCATCTAGAATTGATATTGTTTCATAATAACCAGCATTATTCATAAGAGCATCATCTACCTTTGCTCTTGCTGTTAAATTTTTCATAACATCAAGATTACCTGAGCCATCTATATCTATTAATACATTTGAGATATTTGCAAAATACATATTACATTCCTCCCACTACATCTTCTTTATATATTGGAACTATTTCTTTAAGTGTTATAGATAATCCTACTTCAACTGGTGCATTATTTACCTTAAAAAATGAAGTATTGTTTGGATTATATGAAACATTAACTGATTCAATAACAACAGGTGGTAATTGAATCATATCTGCTGCACCATGAAATGATACAACAAGATGATCTGGTACACTTATATTTATAAGGTCTATTTTTGTTGCATGAGCTGCCTTTCTAAACTTTTTAATAATAAGCGTGGTTTGCTCTGATTCCTCTGGACTATCTGGTAAAAATGTCCAAGTAAATGTAAAATTTCTCATGGCAGTTGATTGATATGCCATATATTCATTAGGATTTAGAAGATTTCCGGTGTGTCTTTGTGTTTCACTTCCAACCACCTGTGCAGCACCAGCACCTAATACTGCACCAAGACCAGTATCTGCTTTTGCTAAATATTTAGAAAGTTTAGGAAAGTTTTTTATGAAGGATTCACTCTTAGCGGCCAATTCAACTCCTTTAGTTAAAGCAGCTGCAGCTGTTGCCGAAACAGCGGTCGATGACATAGTCGTTGGATTCCATGTATCTATTTGTGATGGATGCATAATTCCTTCCATAGCTGCAAAAACTTTTCGTGAATCTTCATTATAAACTATTTGGTCATTTACTTGAATATCTGTAGGCATATATAAAGCGATTGAACCACCATATACTCTTTTTGCTCGGTCAAATATAGAGTCATTTTCTGCAACTGCCATAATTAATTCTTTACGTTCGTTCATCATTTCACTTGACCAACCAATACTTTCACCAGCATCATTCGTTTCGTTAACTCTATCAGCAAAATCTTTGGGATCTAATTCTGCTTCAGCTGCATCTAACCGTAACTGTGCTAAATTCTCTTGCCAGATTTTATATTTTGGATTAAGTTTTCTATATCTCTGTAAGGCATCCTTAGATATTAATTCTAAAAATTCAAAGAAAACAAATGGTTCAACAACATCTGGAGATGAATCAATACCTAATGTCACTCTTTTACGAGCATGTTCAGTACTATCATGAGTATTATAGTTAATATTAATATTAGCATCTTCTCCAATATCTTGTGGATATTTAAGACTTTCTATTTTTCCAGGAGCAAAGAATGAATCTCTAACATCTTTCCTCAGCTGAGCATCTTTTACTGCTTTTCCTCTATCAGCTATTCCGCCGTGTATTCCTTTTGAGTATGACATATTTGTTCCTTGGTTTGTATATTACTTATTTATACGTTTCTTTATAAATACTTACATGAAAAAGACATATTCTGGTAAATGGAAGCCAAAGCATCCTGAAAAATATAATGGTAACGTTGATATGATACATTATAGGTCTCTATGGGAGAGGAATGCATTTAGATATTTAGACACAGCTAGCTGGGTTAAGTGGTGGCAATCTGAAGAAACTGTCATACCTTATATATGTTCGACCGATCGTAAGGCCCATAGATACTTTGTGGACCTTACTATACGAACAGATACAGGTCGTACCCTTATTGTCGAGATAAAGCCATCGGCACAAACCGTGCCACCCAAAAGAAAAAAACTAAACGAGGCATTAACCTATATGAAGAATACATCTAAGTGGAAGTATGCTAAGAGGTATGCAGATGACAGAGGTTATGAGTTTCAAATATGGACTGAGAAAGAACTTGAAGCTATGGGTATACGTACAATGACAATGAGATTCAAAGCATCTAAGACAAAGACCGGGCGAAGAATATGGAAGTCTCTTAAGAAAAGAGTATAAATATAAGTATGGATAAAGAAGAAGACGAAG